TGCTTTTAATCTTTAATTCCATTGTCTTAAAATATATTAATTCTTTTTTTTGCTATTTCAAAATACTTTTCATCTTGTTCAATTCCTATAAAGTTTCTTTTTGTATTCTTACAAGCTACTCCAGTACTTCCACTTCCCATTGTAAAATCTAAAACTGTTTCATTTTCGTTTGTATAAGTTTTTATTAGGTATTCCATTAAGGCAACGGGTTTTTGAGTTGGGTGAACAGTTCTACCTAATTCTTTAGGGTAGTCCATTTGAGTGATGGGGTATTTGTGTGTGTACGTTTTTTTTGTGTGTGTTTTTTCGTTGTTTTTGATAGGTATAGCTTCACTACTTTTTACTCCTCCTTGTTTTATGGGTTTATCTCTTAACATCATTTGTGGCTTATAAATTGGCATTTTACCACTATTCGCAAACACGCTAACACATTCTATATTTTTTAAAGGCATTCTTTTAGCTTGAACAAAATTACCTCCAAACTTTTTATTCCAATACCAATCATACTTATAATTTTTAATATTTGACATTCTCAAAGCACTACTAAAAGGTTCACTACCAAACAAAACTATTGCTCCGTTAGGTTTTATAATTCTGTTTAATTCCAACCACATTAAATCGAAATCAATCACACTATCCCACTTACACGCTGTTGTTCCATATGGTGGGTCTGTTATAATTGCATCAATACTATTGTCTTCAATCGTTTTCATTACTTCTAAGCAATCTCCTTTGTATAATTCCATTATCTATATTTTCCGTTGTATTTATCTCCTGAACCAATAGCATAAAGCATTGCATCCATTAAGTGGTCTCTGTTTGACTTCTTTGCCTTGCCAGTCTTTTCGTCATAAACGTAGTACCTAAGTTCATCAATTAAATCTGTTGAGTTTTCATCTACATAAAAAGACTGCTCATTCAATGATTGAATTGCAAAGGTTTTAATATCTTGTTTGCTATCACATTTGACTGCTTGTATTCCAGCAATCTGCAACTCTCTTATTGACTTTGGTTCTGCACTATCACAATACACTACTCCACCACCATAACCCATTCTTTTAAACTCTTCTGCTCCTTGCTGATTGGTTAAGTTTGTCTTGTAAACAAATTGCTTTAAAACCTTTCTTCCGTTCCAGTTGTATATTCCTAATACTGCAAACTTAGAAGTAGCATAACCGAAGTCACAACCGTAGTATAATAGCCTTGCATCACTTGGCATCTCGATAGTTTCCCAATGTTCAAAGACTGCTCCATCTATTGCTCCCACTTCTCCAAGTCCGTAAACTCTCCACTTATTAGCCCAGTATTTATTGATTACTTCTCCTTGCTCATTGTAACCTAATTCCTTGTATCTTAATATCTCTTCCTTTTCTCCTTTGTCGAGCATTTCGTTATCCTGAAAAGTAAGTTTTAAAAAGTCGCAATCTTCTCTTGTTATAACTTCGGTATGGATAAAAAACTCTGCATCTGGGTTAAAATCGGCATAAACTTTTTTAGACCTACTTGCCACTTGTCGGTATGTTTCCGAATCAATTTTGTTTACCTCATTAAAGTAAGCAACATCACTTCTTAACCCCTTTCCAACATCTGACTTATCTAATCCTATAAACTTGATAAAACTTCCGTTTCTGAATCTGTAAAGAGTTCCCGAAATAAATCTACTATCTTGATAGATTCCGAACATCTGCATAATTTTTACAAAGTCTTTAATTACCGTTAACCTCATCTTGGTAAGTTCAGCAGACAGAATTAATATCTCTCTACCCTCTACATTTGATGCGTGGTCTATTAATAACATAAGAATAGAGAAAGTCTTGGAAGCACCTTGCCCTCCTTGAACAACCGTTATTTTTTTACTACTACTGGTTATCTTGTTTAGTGCTGTTGTAACCTGAATCATTCAATGGATTGTTTTGCAATAATTGTATATTTGTTGAGTTAGTCGTTTCAATCTCTTCTTTTGGCTTTCCGTAAACTCTATCAAATAAAACATCCAGAACGTGCATTGAGCCTTTCTTATAATCTCTTTGCGCTTTGTTTACAATCAATGAAACCCAGAAAGGTAACTCATCATTCTTCGCTAACTCCACAAGCTGACTTCTTGTTTTTCCCAAAATAACTCTTATAATATCCTGTGTTTGAGTTTTACTTAGTTTTAAATTATGCTCATCAAAAAAGTAATTCTTCAAAACCGTTTCCACTTTCTTTGGTCTACCAGCTGGATTCCCTGATTGACCTTTTTTAAACTTGACTAAATTATCTTCTTTTGCCATTGTTATTTCTCTGTTTTAACGTATTCTTTTCCGTTAATTTTAACCTTTAAAGAATCGTCTAATTTCAACATTCTGTCAATTATTACTTGACAATATTTTGTATCTAACTCCATACCATAACATTTTCTTTTAAGTTGATGTGATGCTACCATTGTAGTTCCAGTTCCTAAAAATTGGTCTAAAACAACATCATTTTCTTTTGTAAATTGTAATGCCCATTCTGGTAGGTGAATAGGAAAGGTAGCTGCGTGTACATTTGAAAAATCGTTATTCCTTTGTGGTTTATCTCTGTGTATATTTGGAATTGTACCTCTAAAATTTCCATTTGGAATTGCTCTTGATGCGTTATCTTTTGCACTAATAAAAAGTAAATATTCCCAAGCCGAAGTCATTACATTTTCAGCCATAGCTGGAGCACCGTGTCCTTTATCCCAAATAGCAACATCTATAAAATTACTTTTATAATTATGCAGATATTCAATTAAAGCAATTTTATTACCTGCAAGACTTTGAATGTTACATATTAAATAATTAGAAAACATTAATGCATTATCTGTAAATCCATTTAATAAATCTAAATATTCCGATTTTGTTTGATTGTCATTATAAGAATTGTATTTATTATCTGTTGTATGTGTGTTTCCACTTAACATTTCGCTTTTACCAGCATTGTATGGAGGAGAAGTAAAAGCCATATCAGCTTTCTCTCCATTCATCAACTTTGCAACTTGGTCTGAATCTGTACTATCTCCACAAAGCAATCTGTGTTCTCCTATCTCAATCAAATCTCCAAGAACAATATCTGTATGTATTTCATCAGGTACTTCGTAGTTATCTTCTTCTGCTTCTATTTCTTCTCCATCATCAAAATCTAAAGGTAAATCCAATCCCCATTCCTCCACTTGCTCAACATCCCATTCGTTAGCAATCATATCCCAATCCCAAACTCCAAAGCCTACATTATCCTTAATTATAAACTCTGCTTTTTGCTCTTCGCTCCAGCCTTCTGCAATATCAATCCACACTTCTTTTAATCCAGCTTCTTGACTTGCTCTTAACCTCATATTTCCACCAAGCACCATTAAATCCTCATCCACAACTATTGGTCTTTTCTCCAACATTTCAGGAAACGAATTAATACTTGCAACAAGTTTTTTAAATTTGTCATCCTTAATCAATCTTGGATTGTTAGGATTGTTTTTTACTTCTGATATTTTTACCTTTTTTTTCATAATTTACTTTTTATCCATTCAGCATCATTCTTATATCTATTCGGTACTGGCTTATTAAACTTCTCAAAGTATTGCTCTTGTATAGTAGTTTCTTTTGGTTCTAAAATCTTTAGATAGTTTAGCAATATTTTGTAGGTATAAGTATCACAAGAAGAGCAATTAATATTTGCAGTTCTTCCAGTTATCTCGTAATAACTTCCATACAAGAAAGCTCTTTGTGATGAAGATAAGGCAATATTCATTCCTTTTTGTTTCTGTTCTAACTTCTCTTTAAAGTCTTTTAATTCCATAGTTTGTCTATTATTTTAGCAGTTACAAATCCGATTGGAATCATTACCCAGTTAAGTGATAAGATTGCCACAATTATAAAAGTCCACATTATAAGACAAAAGTAACAATCGAATGGTTTTACTTCTTCTGTTGATGGATAACCTAAATATATTTTAATGTAAAAAAATAGGTTTAAACTATCCTTTAAAAATAAGATAGTAGCAAGGCTAATTATTGATAAGATTAATGTATTCATTTTTTATGAGTTGTTTTGCTTGAGCAAGATACACGTCTAAGTCTGCTCTTCTTAGTTTTAATTTTTCACAAAGCGAAAGTTTGCTATTCTCAAAAGATAGGTAAATCAAATCTTGATAAAATTTGTACTCTTCATCATTTGTTTTCTTTTCCAAAAATAACTTCAATGCTTCTTTGTAGTAATTTGGTTCATCTCTTTCGTCTGGAGTTGTTTCGTCTAATTCAGTAAATCGGTTATCTTTTAACCAATCTAAATAGACTGACTTTAGCACCGTATAAAAGTAAGACTTATAATTATCCACATTTTCAGGATTTTGGATAATTATTTTTTCAATAGCTAAAGAAAAAATCTCTTCGTATTCTTCTCCAGCTATACTTTTAGCATAACTTCGGCATACTTTACAGTTATAAATTTTTTCAACCATTTAGGCAAATATAGTGAAATTATTTTAAGTGCCTATTCCAATTTTGCTGAACCAATTTAACGTGGATTAAATCCATCTCTAATTGTGTCAGTATTTGCTTCTCTTTTATTTCATCACATTCACAAGGATTAAGCTCTTTTGTAAAGTAAAATGTTGCCAATATAGACAAGCCTATTAAAACTAAGTATGTTAGTAGTTTTTTCATTTTATATTATTTTTTAGTTGCTCATTCTCTTTTTTCAATCTGTCGAAGTTTTCTAACTTATAAATAGTTTCTTCCATCTGCTCGGTAAATTTAGCAAGTTTCAAAAGGTTATTATTTTCCTCCTCCAAATAGTTTATCATTCTTGTAGCATCATTTAACACAATCAAGTTGTCTTTGAATCTTTGTGAAATAGTTTGCCATTTTTCATTTGGTTTGCTTTCGTCAATATCTTTTACAAAGTCGCTGATGTAAACTTCAAAGGATTTTATTTGCCCTATCAGTAGTATTTTCTCGAATAGTCTATCCATTTTAAAAAGGTGTTTCGTTGTTATTTTCAAAAGCATTTTTAACCTCTGCTAAATTTAAAGGTTTTTCTTGGATAAATCCGTTATCATAAAAGAATTGTTTATCAAATCCTGAATCTTCGTAGAATCTTTGGCTTGGTATATCAAAGTTCATTGTTACCATTCCAGTCATTCCAACTATTCTTGGCTTGGTTTTTTTAATATGGATTTCGTACTCCATTCCCTCACGTTCTTGCTTGTGAACCACTATTATATTTTTACCGTTATTATTCCACTCAGAACCTCCCATCAAATCAAATGTACTCGGTTCTTTAAGTTTACCAGTCTTTCGGTCATAGTTTACTGATGTTGGATTCTTTGGGTGAATAATTGTAAAAAAGTGTTTGTTGTTTACTTGAGCAAGTCTGTTTCTTGTGCTTAGTGTTTTAGCAAGATATGAAGTTCCCATTGAATCTGGATGGCTCATTACATTCCACGAATCAATACTTGCAGTATCACAACCCATTTCAATAGACTTTTCCCAAAATTCTACTGGAGTAATTGCGTTATCGTCTGACACTATTACAAAATCATTCAGCACTTGAGTAGCGTATCTGTAAACTTCATTCTCGGTTAAGTTGTTTTTGTATTTCTTATCAAAAGTTTTTCCAGAAAGTTTGTGAGTAAGGTTTGCAATTATCTCAAGTGTATCTCCATCATCTGGTAAGTATAAGCAATGTTTTAAATTGTGTTTAAGATAGGAGTTTACAAGAATCTCCTTGAGTAACAAAGTCTTTCCAGAATAAGGATAGCCAGTTATGTCTGTTACCGTTCCAAGTTTTAATCCGTAGTATTCATTGAAGCATCCCATCCCTAAATTAAGTGGTGGTTCTGCTCCGTTTCTCCAAAAGTGAATTACTTTGTCGAGAATTTCATTGTTTATTGTTTTCATTGGTTTTTGATTTTATGCGTTTTAAGGGATTAAAAATACTACTCCTTTATATTGTGTTGGTTTTGATATTAAAGTTTATTAGATAAGCTAAAAAGTACCTTAAAAGAGTTATCCAAGCCCTACAACCTCTTTCTTTATTTCAGTATTTAGATATTTATTAAAATTATCGTTTCTCAGAAAGTGAGTAGGAGTTAAATTGTTGGTTTCTTTTGCCCATTCATTTGCAAACATATTCGGTATTGCATCTTCAAAATCTGAATAGTCGTAATCTTTCAGCAATTTAGCAAAATTATTTTTATCTGTCTTTGATAGCATTTTAAACTTTCCAACCGTTCCAGTATGTTTTTTCTTTTGGTTGTTAAACCAAACCAAGAAAGGTTTTATTTTATCTTCTTTTATCTTATCTTCTCTTATGCCTTTCGTTTCGCTTTTAATTGGGTTTCCATTCGGTTTTAATTCGGTTTCTTTTGGGTTTTCTTTCTTTGGTCTTCCACCCTTAGAACCATTGATACTATTGATAATACTCTTTTTTGTAGCTTTTAAATATTGTTCATCTAAAAACTCTATTTTTATTCTATTTTCTTGCAACTCTACAATATTCTCTTCTACCAACTCTGCAAACTCATCAACATAGTTTAGTCGTTTTAAAAACTGCTCTTTGGTAAGTTGGCAACTTCTCTGCCAATAGTAAGAACATAAGTTTACAAACAAGCCTTGAGCTTCTAAAGAGCAAAAAGATATATTCCCAGCCAAGTATTCTGCTGGTTCAAATTGAAAGTAAGGTAATTCCTTTGCCATAATTTTTGTATAAAAAAACCTCCACAAATCCAATAGAGTCCAAGCTATCTTCTTTGTAAAGGTTTGTGTAAATTTCTTTTTAATTTGCCTATTTTTTGGACTGCAAATCAATTCACGAATGTAAACTTATTTTATTTTATAACCTAATTTTTTAATCAAATAATCAATGGTTATTCCGATTGGATTCTTGCTCCAGTCTTTGTGATTAATTTCTTTCTCTTGCACTACCTTATGATATTTTTTAGTCTTTCCGTTTACATCAACTTCAATCTTCCAACCGATAGCAGTATGCACTGGATATACTTTGATTCCGTTCTTAGATAGTATTGAGATTTTCTTGTGAGCTTCCATTAAAAAGGCAAATCGTCATTCGTACTGGCAACCTCGTCAAAAGAGCTTCCAACTGACTGAGTAGATTGTTCTGCTTTTATAACTTTCCACGCTTGTAGGCTTGTAAAATACTTTCCTTTCCATTCATTGGTGCTAACATTAAACTCAACAGAAACTGAATCCCCAACTTTGTTGTACTTGTTTAGGTTCTCAACCTTTTCATCTCCGAATACTTCAAAGCAATAAAGATTGTTGTATTTTTCTTCTGTTTCTAAAGTGAACGATTGCTTAACCCATTCTCCAGAACCATCTTTTTTTGTTCCAGTTTGCTTATCTAAAATCTTAGTTATTTTTCCTTGTACTTCCATCTTGTTTTGTTTTTTTATTTGTTTTTTAATTTATACTCTTTTATTAATTCTTTTAACTCTGGGATTGTGTAGTGCTTTGGTTCGTGTTTCTTTTCCAACCATTCCACTTTCTCAACTCCTATTCTTTTTATCAAGCCTATTCTGTAATTTATTAAGTTTGCATGCAAGTGCTGATTGCAATAAACACATTGTCCGTGTATATTTAATTCTTCAAATCTTAGTTCTGGATTTCCTCCAGCACTTCGGTAATGCCCAGCATCAAATTTCTTTATCAATGGTTTACCACAACTTATGCAAGGTTTGTTTTTATCTCTGTTCCTGATAAACTTGTTTACTTCTTTTTGCAAATCCTTTACATAATCTGATTTCGTTTTAAGCTTCTCTTTTAAAACTTTCTTTTCTTTCTTCCAACTTTCAATTTTAATTTTATTGGAATATTCTAAAACGCATTTTGCTTCAAAACAAGTTTTTTGATTAAAGAAACGAGCATCAAATTTCAACTTACAAATCTTGCATCTTGGCATTTATTT